GAACCTTTAATGTGAAGTATCATAATTTCCTCAAATTATTTCAGATACAGGGGGCCGGTCCACCGGATGGTGTAACCACCGTCAATGATGTTTCCCCGTGCAGCGTTCCGAGCAGGAGCGTTATAGCCCGCAGCCTTCAGAATGTCACCTTTGGCAAACTTCTTGTCCTTGAATGTATTGACAACAAAACCCCAAACACTACCGCCTTCTGTGAAGACCTTGATGTATTTGGAACCTGTCTTGTAGGTCAGATTATCATTGAACCTATCAATCATTTCCTTATTGGTATCGCTCAGAATGCACCGACCAGCGGCGGCCGCACAACCCGTGGTCCACTCAAAATAGTCCTTTTTGATATTCTCAATCAGGGCAGTCATTTCGTTGTTCATGTCTCTGTCTTCCTTATTTCTGACTATACCTAATAGTACCATAGTCAGAAGGGTTTGTCAAGAGAAATCGTACCTCCTAAGTCATTGATTCTAAACGATTCTGTAAAAAAGTTCGATAATCTGTCATTACCCGTTTGCTGGGCCGGGTGTTTGAGGATAAACATGATGGTCATCAACCATATATTCATCATTCCAATTGAATGCTTCCTTGACTACAGGAGCAGAAAGACCCTTATACATTTGATGCAATTTCTTGTCCTTTGCAGCCACCAGAAGTGCTGCTTCACTCTCATGAAGACCTTCTAATAGTTGAACGAACATTGATTCTCGCTTGTTCTGATTAATTTGATTATCACCACCACGAATGAAATGATACAACTTACGAGATTCGTATGACAGAGAAGAATGCTCTGTTCCTTCTGGGGCCTCATTGCGAGTATAAGGAACATCACCTTCTGGTAATGCCCACTCAATAGTTGGATCAAAGGAAGCCTTAATAACCATTCTCAAAGATTGATGATCATTTTCTCTTAGGATATCAACCTTATCCTTTTTAGTCTTGACTTTTGAAACCTTTTCCAAAATTTCTGAAATTAATAAATTCATTTTAAAATTCTCCTATGGATTCTGTGAGAGTTCTCAATCTCTTTTGTATAAAGTAATTTAGTAGTTTGCTGCGATCACCATATGGAGCTTCCTTATATGTATTAATTATCTCTGAAGAAAGTTCTTCTGGTGTGTATGTCAAATCAATCAATTTGCGATTTCTTTGGTAGTTTCTTTTCACTTCATCATTAGGAGCAACATCTTCAAAATCATGTTCCACCCATGAAGCAATTTTCTTTTTACTTAATGGTTTTTGTCGTAAGCCATCAGTAAATGTATTGTCAGGAGATAGAACATTAGGTACTCCATCACTAGTGTCACCCTTAAAGATATGCTCTTTAAGATATGTGCCAGAATTTTCACCACTTATTATTTTCTTAGTAATCGGACTGAATTGTTTTACATTAGGATATTTTTGGAGCTGAATAAAATCTTTGTCACCAGAAATTATCATGATTTCTTCTGAATATTCGGAGCAAAGAACACCGATAATATCATCAGCTTCTGCGCCATATATTTCTACAAACTTATATGGCATATTATTCCTAAGCTCATCCTTTATCTCATTGAGACAAAGAAAAATTGCATTCCAATCATGTGTGGATTTTTCTCTACTCTTTCGTCTGCTAAATTTATATTCTGGAAAGTAATCACGCCTCCAATAATGCTTAGAGTCATAACACAAAACCAATTCCCCAAATTCAGATGAATATTTGGTACGGTACATACGAAGCGAATTAAGAATCATATGCCGCACCATATTTTCATCTATCTCTTTAGACTTACTCATATGCAAGTGCATCATCATACTTGCAAGAGAAATCTGATTCATATCAACTAATATCATTCTGGCACAAACATATGAGCATTAAAGCTCATACTCCTTCTCTCACCTTCACTCTTAAAGGGATATACAAAATGTTTCAACCATGATGGGAATACTAACATCTTTCCTACTACTGGTTTAAACTTCAAATTGTCGCTTCTAAATATTTGATTCTCACCAAACATAAACTCTATCAATCCATTTGCTGGATAATGATCCTCATAATCTTCTTCTATTTCTTTGTGCATATTGGGTGGCAATTTAAGATAGATAACTGCCGAGAAATCACCATTATGATGATGCCAAGGATTATATTCTCCGGCATATTGACTGACTACCCAACTATGAGTTAGATGAATGTTAGCCAAAGTTGGAATTGCATCACCAGCAAGTTTCTTCCATGCATGATGATTGCCTTGATTTATAGATTCCTTTAGATAATCTAAACATGCAGACTTCATTACATTTAAAAGAAACTCTTTATCGTCTTTACCTTTTATGGGGATTCGAACTTCTTTATGTACTTTGCCAACCAGCATGTGTGACCAATCCCATTCCACACTTGCAGCTTCACTACCAAGCACTTTATCAGCAGTGCTGTTGATTTTATCAACAAACTCCTTTGGTGCTTCTGTTTCCATAATTATAGGACTAAATGGTTTATGAAACTTCGGGATCGTCGTCATTATCATCCTCTAAATCTTTATTATCCTCAACAAATTTCTCTAACATATTTAAATCAATATGACTATGAATAGTGTTGTCATCTTCATCAACATCAATGTCTACAATAGTTTCAAAAAATGCATGTGTTGGATGGGGAATTCCCATACTTCTATATATACTTCCTTTTGTCATTTCAATTATCAATCCTAAATCACGAATAAAAGATGGGTCTGAAACGCCAACTCCATTTTCACCCATCATTTGAACCATTTGGATAATTAGGTCTTGATTAAGCTCTTCAGCAAATTCCATATTTTCTCTTAATGCAAGAATTTCTTCATCAGGAACTTTAACCTTTCTTTTTGACTTTGGCCACGGGCCCTGTACTACGTTGTCGGGTTTCTTTACGTTTCCGTTTTTCTGATCCGGCATTAGAAATACCTCTCTCCTCGTTAAACATTTCTTTAGTATATTCACAACCCAAATCTGGATAATAAACACCCACATTCCTTTTAGGAGTACCATCATCATAATATGCCATTGCAACACAATACCAACCAATTTTGTTTTGTTGATGCTCACCATAAAAATCATCAACCCAATCACCATCCCGAAGATATCTATGCATATTCTTTATATATCCTTCATGGCTAGCTAATTGTGCTTCTGCTCCCTTTATTTTTTGTTTTACAGCACTTCGTGCTGAACTTGCAAGGTCTTTTTGAGTTTTAATCCATTCCTTAATTTTTTTAGGATGTCTTGGATGTTCCTCTGGCAAATCTTTTAAAACTAATGGAAGCGAACTTTGTCCATAATCAGGATTTTTCTCTTTGCGTTTTTCTCTTGCTTTTTCTAAACGTGCTGCAGCTGCAACCCGTTGTTCTTCACTCATAGGTTTACGTTTTTTACGAACCTTGGGGGCCTGCCAATTACTATTATCAGTCTTAACAGCAATTTTCTTCTTTTTAACCATTTTAATATCCCAATTCTTCCATACGTTTTTTCTGTTCTTTTTTAAATCTACGAATACCAGAAGCCTTTGCCCGACGATATTTTTCACCCTTTGATACAAAGCTTTCTCGTTCTCTTAGTTCATTAAAGAATCCATCCAACAACAACTTTTTCTTTAGAACCCTTAATGCCTGATCGACATTATTATTTCTTACATCAACTCTCATCTTCCAATATCCTTTATGTTACTCTTACTTATTACTTGATACGGCCCCTTATTATATGCCGGTGCAATAGTAAAATTGTGTGGAATTAATTCTTTCTTTGGCGCAACGCCTACTGGTATGTCATTCGACAGAGGAATTTGGTCGGAGAGAGAGGATTCGAACCTCTGACCCCCTGCTCCCAAAGCAGGTGCGCTACCAGACTGTGCTACACTCCGTTCCTTGGCGCACTCGGCTGGACTCGAACCAGCGACCCACGGTTTAGAAGACCGTTGCTCTATTCCAACTGAGCTACGAATGCCAACTGTTTTCTTTACAAACTTTGCATGTTGCCGCTCTGCTTCAATCAAAGATTTGGATTTCTTAGATTTCTTACGTTTGCGGGTATTTGTAGTTGTAAAGTAAGATGGTAATATGTGCATAATTATCAATATATCATATTATATTAAAATTGTCAAGGGTATTTTGAAGATTTTATTGCATCTCGCAATGTTTTAGCAATTACTTCAGAAATAGGAATGAGTTCTTTCTCACCATCTTTGTCGGTGGTGGTATAGATAAAACCATCCGATTCCAGCTTATCTAGCATTTTTGAAATGATAGGTTCAAACATTTTTTTTGTTGCCAAATAATGTCCAGCATAATAACAACCGGCCATGCAACCTATTGCAATTAATGTGTGTAGTATCGGGTCCATGACAATATTTATCTCTCTTTTTCTTCACTATATATACTATACAATAAAAATGAGAGAATGTCAAGAACTATTTTTAAGAAAATAATATTATTAATAGTCCGGTCAATATACTGCCTGTTACAAATCCAAGCACCCACGACTTTACTATATCTATATCATGCCAAACTGCTAAATTCTTAAAATATTCATCAGATGGCCCGTGGCCTGTTTTTGATGAAAAAAAGTTTTTTTTCATTTAGTTGTCGCTCTATAGACGCCATCCCAATCAGGAGGGAGGTCTTCTTCTCGTAATACCTCTATACGTTTTTCCATCATAGCATAATAATCTGCCATAACACCATTAAATTCATCTCTCAAATCATTCAACCATCTTAATGCCAAGTCCCAATGTTGTTGTCTGTACAAAACTAAGAATTTATCATGTTGTTGTATACATGTACTATAGTAATTCATTTCTTGATGAAGTTGTTCGTATCTACCTAAAGAGGTAAAAATGGTTACACCTTCAGTCTTACCTTTGACAGCAATCTTGTCTAATTCAATAATTGCAAATTCTTCTTCCATTCCTTTAGATGTTTCGTCACCAAGAATTATCTTCATGCCGTATTCTTTACTTTGTCCTTCAAGTCTTGCAGCAAGATTAACTGCATCACCAAGACAACTATAATCAAATCTCTGATCACTTCCCATATTACCCACAACTACCTCTCCTGTATTCAAACCTATTCCAACATTAATAGGTAAAGCTTTTTCCTTAGCTAATTCAGCATTCAAAACTTTTAAATGATATAACATTTCATGAGATGATCTTAGAGCCAACTGTCTTTGTTCTTCAACATCAAGAGGTGCGTTCCAAAATGCCATAATACAGTCACCCATGTATTTATCTATAGTTCCACCATTTTTCATAATAATATCTGTCATTGGTGTTAAAAATCTATTGATTAGTTTTGTTAATCCTTGTGGGTCTGTTTTGAATTGTTCGCTGATTGGTGTGAACCCTCTTATGTCACAAAACAATAATGTTAGTTCTCTTGTCTCACCACCCAATTTGAGTAGAGATGGATTCTTCTGTAATTTTTTAACCATTGCTGGTGCAAGGTAATGCTCAAACTGTTTCTTAATTTCCATTCGTAATTTATGTTCTTCCATAAATCTTAGGAATGTTGCAAGAGCCCAAGCAATGAATACTGTGAGTACAGGATAGCTCCAATCTACCAACAAATCATGTTTAGTAAAGAGATATGAACTGCCATAGAACAATCCATACAATGATGCAGGCATTAGTGCAACACTAAAATACCAAGGCAACAATAATACGACAACCATTAGTGTAAGTGCGAAACCAAACGATGCTCCCAGCTCTGCGACATTTGTCCAGTATGGTCTTGTGATGTTTCGTCCTGTCATCATCGTCGCAAGAGATGAACCAATCAAATCATGCGAATGAATTACACCAACAGGAGTAGATACGGGATTATCAAGACCAGAGGCGGTCATAGACACTATCACAATTTTTCCTTTGAGGTCTGGTAATTTTTCGTGCAATGCATAGGTTGGCGTTTTCCATTTGAAGTCAAGCCATATGTTCCCATGAGCATCCGTATCAATCATTTTAAATTTAGGTATGCGTAATTTCTCTACCCCTGCAATACCTGTCTTCATCTGATATGATATGTCTCCTGCGGCCATGCGTAGAATTTCCATACTCATAGATGGATATAATTTATCACCCACTGCAATCACCAGAGGCATACGCCTAACCACACCATCCTTCTCTGGTGCAATTATCATCATACCAACAGCATGAGCATTTCTTGCAAGTAGGGGTATTGGACCAATGGCGCCTGGATATTGATATACCCAACCTTTCCACGGTTTACCTATTGTTGAAACTCCTCTTATAACACCGCTGTTATCTTTCTCATTGGTAGGTATTTGTCCTATAATAGTGGGAGTCTTCTTTAGAACTCTTGCTAATGCTCTGTCCTTACCAAACCTATCATCATCTGCAAATAGAATAGGAAGTACGACTAACGCAGCTCCCGCTTGATATAGTTTTATAATCTCATTTGATAAAGTATTTCTATCCCAAGGCCATTGACCTTTTTTCTTGAGAGTTCCGTTATTGATTTCTATTGTAACAAGATTGGATAGACTTTGTTGGGTTTGATTGCGTTGATGCTGATCTAGTGCTTTCATACGCACCATATCTAAAAACCAAGGATCAGTGAAGCGAACTCCGCATAAAACCAGAATTACTATTAATGATATAATCCATTTTTTCATTGTGTTCCCTGTGTTGTATTTATCGTACAACCTAAAGCATTACTACAAGTATTGTCTAAATTATAATATTGAGCACTGCTACCTTGTTGAATTAAATCAAAATCAGTACTGTGGCCATCTAAGTTAACTCTTGCTCCATGATTACCACTGCCACGTTGAGTAATATTTACCTCATGGTCTGCATCTAGTGTAACGTCAAGATAGTGAGTTCCAGTGTCTTCTTGAATAAAAGTTCCTTCATTACTATTTCCGTTCACATCTAAGAACATTGTTTTCTGGCCATTGTCTTTTTGTGTGACAGTCAAATTATTACTACCACCATCTACGTCTGCCTCAAAAAAGTGTTTTGATAATGTTCCACCATCATATTGAGTAAGGTTCATAACATTAGAAGCTCCATTAATATCTATTACTGCTTTATGCTCCCCTTGGTCGTTTGCATGATCCCCTTGACTTATTGTTAAATTTGTGTTATTACCATTTATATATAATCCTATTCCATTCTCATCACTACTGCCAGTTGTAGTTACATTGCCTTGTTTTATAGTTAATACGAGATTGTCTCCTGTTAAAGTAGCAGGCCCTGACCAATCTTTATCTACAATAAAATTATCATCACCGTCTTGTCGTATGTTAATTGTGGGGTTGTCACCTGATTGTACTATACAAACATTACAACCATTTTCTATACTAGCATTTATTGCAGCAGTTCTTTTTGTAGTTTGTGCTGATGATATGGTTACAGCACTAGTCGGTTGGTTGAATGTACTTGCTATAGCAGTACGCAATGCATTCATAAATGCTTTGTTGTTATTTGTATAGTATGAACTATGGGATGCATAGTTAATATCTGTGAATACAAAAACTATACCATCACTATACGCATTGTTTAAACTCTCACCATACCATACTGCTACAACAATATTACCGCTACTATCTTTAGCCAACCATGTACCATCACCAACCGAAGTTAAAATTCCTCCGGCAGACCAAGTAAGACTACCACTATGATTAGCAATATAAGATTGAGATGTATTAAATGTCGTAATCGAATTACCAGAATATGTAGAACTATTATAAACTACATTTCCTCCACCCAATTCATCTTTAATAAATTCTGTTATATTTTGGTTACGAGGATTAAGAGTGGAGTGAGGATTTTCACCTTGAAGATACAAAGTTCCTCCTCTTGCTAGCAGAGCTTTATACGCTGTTTCTTCTGCTGAGGATAAGTTATACGAATATCTTATATCAAATATTTGCTCATAACTAGTCGTAACACTAGGAAGAGAATTTCCCATAGTAACTGTATGACCAGCATCCTCTAGTCTATTCTTCCATTTTTGATGAGTGTTGCCATACCCCTGATGAAGAATAAAAACATCTTCAGCATATACAGTAGTACTACTGAATATGAATATCAATAGTAGAAGTATAACCCGCTTCATCTGTCCTTATCTCCGGCGCAACGCTACCTTTTTGATCTATATTAATCTTATGTCCATCCACTCTATCTAAGGTGATGTCTATCATACTGCTATCAAATTCTCGAATCAATTGAACTGAGTCACCTTCTATAAGAGTTGTTACTAGAGACTCTGGATTATATCCAGCAACTCTGCCATCTGTATTAGATATTGTTCTTGTTAATATCGTATTTGGTTTTTTGTATTTTTTGTTTAATTCCGTTAGTACATTTAATAACAAATTAACATCCAAAGGATTAATATCTAAGCTGGTAAATCCACCTTCTTCTTCTTGACCTTCACATTCTTCCTCTAAACAATTTTTGTCAATCTCTTTCTCTTCATCTAAGAAATTTCCTAGATTCTTTTTCTTTTTCTCTTCAATCGTAGCAGATGCTAAATCTACTTTCTCTTTAGGTGGTTTGATGATTAACATATTATTAATCATACTTTCTGTTAGATCAAGTATTTTGGGTTTTGTGGGAGAAGCCTCCCTTGATCTAACCGACGTTGCTTGAAACGCTCTCGTTAATATCACTTGACCTATATCAGACTCCACTGATATCTCTCCTACAGTCCCATCAGCATTCGGTAACAATATAATAAGTGATTGGCCTATCTCATCCACCGTCATACTAAAAGCAGTACCACGAACACCTATTCTAGCGGTCGGGGTACGAATGTCAACATTTTGTTTGTTTAGCTTTGCTATATTACCACTAGCATACCGTACTGTACCAAGAGCTATTCTAAGTACTAACTTAGAACCTTCAGCACTATTAGGGTCATAAACAAAATCATCTATGATGAGAGAGCTTTGAGAACTCACGGCCACATTGGTATCATCTATAAATGTGATACCAATTTCCCCTTTACCAGTTTTGACATTATCCATAAACATAATGTCAGAATCTAGGTTAAGGTTAGATTCCGTTCCTTTTCTCTCAACAGACGCAACACCTTCTTGAAGTACTACATTACCAATTGCTGCAGCATATGATAGCTGGGGCAATAATACTAACAAAATTGCTATTAGTGTCCATCTCAAGTTAGTCCGTAATAATGATATCAACATCTGAGCTAGTTGCATTAGTTACTGTTAAATCAACATCTGTACTATTTGCTCCAGTTTGTGACATAGTAAAATCACTACCAGCACAAGAACCCGTACATAACAGTTTTGTTTTGTGTGCGCCTGCACCAGTATGAGTAATAATTATATCAACATCATCACTGTCCGTTGCAATATCAATATCGGTTGTTTTATCCGATCCAGTACTGGATGAATTTTCAAGAAGTGTTATATCAATATCATCGCCGACAACATCCACAGTAACACTAACATCTTGAACTGTAGCTGCATTACCAATTGTGTATGAAGTTTCACCGCTACTTCCTACTCTAGTTTCTATGATTCTTACATCATCCGTTGCTGCCGATGCGCCAACATTTATTGCAGTAGTATTAGTACTACCTGTTTGACTTATTTTTAGATCGTCTGCGCCTGCTTCACCAGCACCAATAAAATCACCAGTTATCACATTAGAAGCACCAATTAAATCAATGTCAACATCTAAGTTAGCACCAGTAAGTAATGTTCTGTCACCTGTTGCACCAATAAGATTTCCGTTTCCATCCATAGTTATGTCTAGGTCTAAGTTAGCACCAGACTGAGTGATATAAACTTTACTGTCTGCAAAACTTGCACTTGTCATAGCAAAAAACATTATAAATGCAAGTATTACTTTCTTCATTTTTTTACCTCCTTCTTTTGATCATCCTCTACTTTCTTAAATTCCCACAATCCTTTTTTAGTTCCTTCGTGGATCATATCAACAATAACTTTATCAATAGCTTTTCTTACTGCATATGTTACAGATTCATTCTCTGTATATCCAGCCTCCACTTCTAGTAGTTTAGTTCCTAAGTCTAAGAATCTAAACACTGTAGCAGATAGTCTCGTACTTAATATGGTCTTCTCACTACTAACTGCTAATAAAATTTCACCAGTACTAACCGATACTAATCTTATACCAACAGATACGCTATCTTCTCTGTATTCTTCTTGTGCGCCAATTCCTAGTAGTCGAGCTCCAATTCCTCCTGTCATTGTGTTAGTATCATATCCTACAATACCACCTTCGATCAATACTCCAGCAAACAGTAAAGGTTTTAAATCGTCTTTATCACCGTGTGTCTTTCTCGTTTGACGTATAATCTGTCTTTCTTTCAACAGATTATCTAACCCAATACGTTCTATAACCATGAACCATTCACCACCACCAGCACGTTTCAATGAATGTAAAAGCCATACATGAGCGCCTTGAGTGACTGCCATACTTATCAATGCCACACCATCACCTGGTTTTCTTTGTCCCGTCATGTCTGTAAATGAATAGACTGCTATCGGAACCTTCTGTACAGGTGATGAAATCTCTTCTAGTTTTTCATATAATAGTTCAGTTGTTGATGTAGGCGGATCAGACGGAACCGTTTGACATCCAAACAGTATACTAAAACTGAAAATCGTTAAGAGGCAATGTAATGACTTGACTACCATCTGGCCCTACTATATCTAATATCACTATATCGTTTGCAACATCCTTTGTGTATGTAACTGTTGTATCATTAAATGTATATGTTCCAGTACAGTTACTACCAACACCATCAGTGTTTCCTGCTTCTGGATTCAAAGTATTTTGTGATGTTATTACTACTCCATCAACTGGTCCAGTTGTATAAGTTGTTCCACATGATTCGCCAAACAAATTATCCGTTAACTGTTTTGAAAACTCTGCATATATTCTTGACTCCAAATTATCTAAAAATTTTGCGTAATTCGTATTCTTTGCTGCTGATATTTTTTTAGCTGCAGCAGAATCTTTCTTTCCTCTAATTTCAGCCTTACGAGTAAACTCTTGGTTCTCAATAGTCAAGAAATGGGCACTTGCTCCTATTCCACTAAAAGAAGGTGATTTCCATTTATGTACCATACCCCCACCAAATGCATTAGATGTAATGGCAACGGAAAAACAAAGTATGTAAAATATATATTTCATTTTTTTAATTTTGCTATCTCTTTTTTATTTGCAGTAATTTCTTTATCTTGATTATAATCCAATTCTGCTTGTCTAACTTCCATCCTTTTTTTATTAGCTGCTTCAAAAGGGTCCATCTGTTGATTTTGTATTTCTATTATAGTATGTATCTTTTGATCCAACCTAATCATGTCATTATCTAACATTCTCACTCTGTCAATCAAGCCCACTAATGTACTACTTGCTGTAGCTAAACTTGGTAAAATATTGTGCGTAACAAATTTCCAGACGTAATATATAAAATACGCCATCCCTACAGCAACCACTGTAGGAACGCCATACTGATTAAACATATCAACAATAGTAGTAATTCCCAAAATTAATCCTTCCTAGTATCTTCTTTTCCATCGGCCGCAGACAATCTGCGAGTATCGGGTTTAACACCTAACGCATGACATATGAGAGCATCAAGCCTTACTATCTCATTATTAATAGTTTTTACACGATTATCTAATGCACCAATCATGCTATTAAGGCCAACTGCCCTACTAACAACAGAATCAAGAATATATTTCAAAAGTAGTATAATAAAAAACCCGCCACCAATTACGGCTGCGATGGAAAAGCCTAGGTCAGCAATTAAACTAAATGCTTCCATAAGCTACTCCATTTTTATCGTGATTATATGATCACGATATTACTGATACTATTTATAAGTTTTGGGTAAGAAACCTATACTTAGACTTGTTCTAACATCCAGTCTAAGTATAGGTCTTCATTTAGAATGGAATAATTGTTGCAATTTCCATGAGTTTTTATGTGCGTATACACACGATTTGGAGCATATTTCTCTATCATCTCTACCCACCACTCTATAGGTTTTAATGTACAATGTGCATTATCTCCGTTTGGTAGTACTGTGCTAGCTGGGTCTGTTGCAATACCAAGAAACACAAATTTGTTTGCAACTTTAGTAATCTGATATATTGTTTCTGGGATTTGTATCTCTGGAATATGTTCTAATACATCAAATGACATAACTCCGTCAAATGTTCCAGCTGGGACATTTTCATATTCTGGAATTGCTGGATCATATAATGATGGCATTATACCTCCCCACATTTCGTGATGATTATATTCTAAATATCCTTCAGCTTTACCACAACCATAATCTAATAAACTTTCTGATTTTGTATCTTGTACTAAATCTATTATGTGTTGTAGATAAAACTTTAAACCACCACCATTACCATATTCTGTGTGTTCTGCATGATATTGTTTATATTGTTCAATCCACTCGTTCATTGTGTATCCTAATGAAATATTCTGCATCAACAACCACTAAAGGTTTTTGATTGTTTCTCTTGATAAAAACGATAGGTTCATAATCACCAGAGTTTGCCTCTGCCTGTTCGTATGACTTCCACACGTTTAATGCTTCTTGGTTTTTGCACTCAATTGAAAATGGAAACTTCTCTCTTGCAGCACGGGCCATGATTAGGTCTTCACCACCAGCACCCATACTACGAGATTCTATATCTTCTGGATGTACATTCAATGTTTCAATTAGTTGGTCACGAACCCACTGTTGGAATCTACGACCTTTAGCTTTAGCACTACTCGTCTTCATCTTCCCACTCTATTTCATCTTCAAGCTCATCTGATAATTCTGACCCACAAAATATACAATGAGAAATTATATAATATCTATCATTCATAGAATGTCTTATAGAGAACTCAGCTTCACATTTCTCACATACTATTAATTTCATTGAATTTCACAACCACCCGCAGCACATGCCAACTCCTGTGATCCAATAGTCATATCTGTTTTTTCATACTCTGACAATTTACTCCACTCCACTTCCTTAGGCATTTTATCAAGAAGAATTTCATACTCTTCTTTTTTGATATCTTGATATGGTGCTTGTTTATATGTATGTTCTGCAAATGGAAGGAAACTGACACCACTCATAAAATCAAAATGTTTAAAGACCCATGCACCAACTTCCAACCATTCATCCTCCTTAACAGAAATAGTAACAGATGGTTTGTGTTCACACCAATATTTTTGATATGTTAACCACAACTCCAACTGCTCAATAGCAGACATGTCTGTACGAAATACAGCACCATCATCTACTTTCATAGGAAAAGAAAACACAGATGTATTGCTTGGATTCATTGCATCATCTTCTATAGGAAATCCAGCATCAGCCATCATTCTTGTAAGAGGGTCTTTCTTATCTCCACGCACCGTACGAATATAGTAAGGATTATGACGAGCATGGATACCAGATGCTGCATCAACCAACTGAGAGACGGTCCCAGAGGGTTTGACGCACGTTACAGCGACACTTTGGTTGATACCTATCTTTTTTGCAAACTCTGCATTGGTTCTGATTGCTTCGTTTTTCAAATCTTGTAATAACGCTGGTAATACCTGGCGTGGTGATTTACCGTTAAGAAGTTTGCTATCCATGATGCCAGTAAGAGAAACACCAAGAAGCCTTTCCTCTTCACAATTTTTTCTCCATGCAGATGAAACATATTTGAAGTTGACAAGTGTGGTTTGGAATGTACCCAGAATCGTTGCAAGACGCACCTTTGCCAAAAGAGACTCCCGTGTATCAGTTGGACGAACTACAACTTCTGACAGATTGCAGAACTCACGATTACGCAAAATAATTTCTGAGCATGGATTTGTACCAAAATCAAAATCTGTAGTATTACGTCTACCATTTTGCTCTGATATCTTCACCGCACTTTCACGATTAAAAATACCACGTTCACCAGACTTGGATTCATAGAGAGCTTTCCACTCATCCATGAATACACCGATATCTGGCTTCTCTGTATAACATGCAGAATTATTTGCAAGAGATCGTTGAGGTTCAGTAGTCCACCACTGGCCATGCTTTGCAGCTCTCATACGGTCATCAGATAAATTTGATAAACTAATAAGAGCAGACCTACGAACACCACCAACAACTACAACCTCTGCAATCTTGCAAACAATATCATGGCACTCAATTGAAGACAACTTACGACCATTTGCATTTTTAAATACGGTGATTGCAAAATTAAATAAGGCTTCTAATGGTTCTGGGCCTGATGCACGACCACCAAAAGTTTTCAAAGGAGCGCCTGCTGGACGTATTTTAGCTAAATCCCAACATGGAATTTGTCCTATATACAACATACCAACCAATTCCTTAAAAGCTTTTGCCCAGCCCATTTTAGAATCTGCAACAGTTATCGTTGTATCAGAAATATGAAACTCATCTGCAATAGTAGGCAACTGAGAAACATATTGGCGCTCAACACTAAATCCTACACCAGTTCCATTCATCAATACATAAAGGATTTCATCAAAGGCCTGTGGTCGATCTATAGCAACATAAGAACAATTATACCCTGCAATATTTTCTCGTTTAAGTGCTTCTCCAGCAGTCATAAGACAACGCATTGAAGGCATTACTTTTAAAGACAATACTGCTTCTTCTAATTCTTCTCTTAGGGCTTTTGTTAGTTTGTAATCATGCAAATCATTCAGATGTTCAGTAAAGAAATCAAAATATCTTGCAACTGTTTCAGCCCACGTTTCTCTACGCTCTTTTTCTGGCAACCATCTGGAATATCTAGATAAATGAATGAACTCTTGATAGGTTGTGGGGAGATAGTTGTTAGACATTTATTTATTTCCTTCTTTCTTATATACGCTGAAATAGCCTCTAAGGGGAGGCTCTATGTTGCTGTAAAAAAATGTATCCTTTAATTGAATACATGTAAAACCAAATCCAGAGAAAAACTCCATCAATTGTTTTTCATTAAAACGATAAGGCCCAGAGTGAGTTGCTGGATTAAACCTTGTCTCATACGGACTTAATACTTTGAGAACAATATAACTGTCATCATGAGTTATATTTCCAATCATCTCAAAATATTTGTGTCTTTTATTCTTTAAATGAAAAAGATTGTGTATCAATCCTCTATCTAAAATAATATCGTATTTCTTAGTTAACTTAGAATTCAACGCATCATCTATAATAAAATTACTAACATCATATTCTAAAGCATTTACTATATCCGTAGCAGTTACATCAAATATATTATTATTTTCATTACCAAATTGATTTTCTATGTAATATGCTTGAGAACCATTCCCACAACCTAAATCTATAACTGAAAACTTTTTATTATCATAAACTCTAACTCTAAAAAAATACGATAAATCATCATCAAATAAATCATAGTTCCAAGGTGGTTTTTTTTCTTCGTACTGTTTTTCCCATATTTCCTTCATCTATTTTCTTCCATTCTGCAAATCTCAATTGTGCAGCTACACCAGAAAATGTATTATCATCTATAATTTCCTGTATCTGCTCTTTCGTATATCCGGCAATAATCATATCGTTAATATCTTTATGTTTCATACTGTCGGGCCACAATACAACTTTATGTCCTTTTTTAATTTCTTTTTCAATCTGTTTTAACAATTCTCTATTTCTAGGTTCATTGTCAAAAATTACAGTAAAGTCACAATCCATTGAAGGAATATCTGCTCCTGCAGCGGCGATGCAATTATCTAAAAACAAACTATCAAGCGGGCCCTCAACTATATAAACATGTTGGCTTTTATCAACCCTATCTAATCCAAAAATCTTATCTCGTTCTTCTAATTTGATAGTTAGATACTTGGGGTTTTCTTTCCCAAAAGCTCTTCCTTGATATGCAAATATTTCTCCTTTCTCATTCCTAAACGGTATCAACAACCTTGGGTGATCACCATCCAAGGAAGGAAATTTATTTGGTATTAATGTGTTCGTGAATTTAAAAAATGACTGGCATAGATATAGATCGCAGAGTGATTTAGATGGTATAAGTCTTTTCTCAATAATCTTTCGTGCCGGGTGGTCTGTGGATAAATCTGAAATAGGTTTGAGATTTTTAAGAACACCCTTTTTGCGAAAGACAGGAACATCAAAATTAAACTCCGGCTCTGGGTTGTTGGTCTTAACCCCATTTTTATATCGTTCCATTATATAGTCTTTGTGGATTTTAGAGTCTACATACTTGATGAGATTACCAAGAGTTGATCCTGTACCACAATTATGACACTTATAGAATAGGTCATTTTTCTTGCGATAGACAAATCCTCTTGCCTTGGAACGAGACTTCTGTGAATCTCCACAATACGGGCACCTAAAATTCCATAAAAAATCCCCCTTCTTCTTGAATTTGAGAAGTTGGGGGCCAATAATGTTTAGGTATTTTGAATCAATATAAGACATAATATTAATATATAATACATGATAATTGTTATAATGTCAAGGACTAAAATCAACAAATTTGTGTAATATAAATCCTGCTACAATAGAGCTTCCTATAAGAACATGGCGCCATTTTTCCAGAACACCTACTCTGGTAATAAGTTCATCTCTTATTTTCTGTATTTCTTTATTTTGTTGTTGATGCTGTGTTGATGCAGCAGCCATGATCTCTTTTGTATTTGTGGTAATACGAGAATGTAATTCATCTATTTTTACGGATAGTTCAGTCCGGCGAACCTCTAACTTCTGTTCTGCTTCAATAATAGATTCTTCTTGTCGAGAAATCTTCTCTTCATGCACAGCTAACATGCGATGAATAGAGTTGGAAACGTCAGTCAACTTCTCAATTGCAATATCCAAACGACCATGTATTTTTGCTTGATCTTGCAACTCTTTTTTAAGAAGTTTAACCTCCGTTTCCAACTCTGTCATAACTAATCTTTCTTCAACATAGACCACACGCCCCAAGCGAGGGCACCCCATAAAACAACTTTAGTCAAAGGTACAGCAAAGAATAATACTGCTACAGCAGCTGCTGCAACAATTACGCCTTGATGGGATGAACCTTCACTTATTCTATCTGAAATAAAATTACTCATTTAATTCTCCTTAAAAGTTAAATTTGGTTTTAACACCAACGATTTCTGCGCCCCGTTTCAAATCGTCATCATAATGCAATTCGCCATAGGGAGTTACAGAAATATTATCCATCACGTTGACAGTATATGATGCAGCAATTTCAATATCAGTAATCTTTTTAGTTTCCCAATTATATGTGGGTAACAAAGACATTTCTATTTTTTGAAATCCTACAATCGCACCAAACTCAGTAGCAGCTTGCCCTGTATCATTATTATATGAAGTGTCAGTAACAATTGACGTATCAATTAAGCTCAAAGGATTTACTTTTTCTGCGTCTTGAGCAAAAGCTGCACCTGTCATGAGCGAGGCAATAGTTGCCACCAATAAAAATACTTTCATTTAATTCTCCTTTTCTAGTTTCTTTAATCTGGCTTCAAGTTCTTCGATTTTCATGGCGACATTTGGATACTTTGTCTTCCAATTGTTTTCATCCTTTAAAATCTTCAACCCCAACTTTTTTGAAGCCCATGTCGAAACATCATCAACTTTATTGTAGGTCCAAATTCCTAGTTTAGTGTCTGCAAACCAACTATCGGCTGCATTCCCAAGAATTGATCCCGCAATACTGCTAATTATAAAAAACCACATTACTCCCCATCCCACACCAAACAACAGGTGCAAGGATTTTCCTGTGAACAATCACAAGGATCACAATCACATAGGGGGTTTTTACATTCTTCGTTGATACAATCTATTCCAGCCATTTTTTCCTCCTACCAGTCTGGGCGCCAGCATTTTTCACACCGGCACTTATTACATACTACTACTATTGGATTTCTATCTCCATCTAACATTTCTTTTTTTAGTGAAATCTTACAGTGAGATGCAAGACCACAATTGTTACATGTAGACATCAATCCTCCTTTCTGGGAATTATAGACCATCTCCCAAACATTTTTACTGAATAATACGCTGCAGCAATCTTCCACCCTGCAACAGATGGGTTTGCATCTTTCATAGCCATATGAAATACATCATCAGATGCTTTCTTTGCATCACCAATAACTTTTGGGTCTTCAGAACACTTTAAAGATTTACGATGTGCTTTACGATATTGACGAATACGTTTATAAAGAAGGTCATGAATAATTGCAGCACGAGCAACATCCCAAGGTGCCATAAATGCCCAGCACATACGAGGAACAGATGCAAGGTCAGTAACAAAATCTTTTCCCACAGTAATCGTAGAATCTGTTACGGGAGGCACACCAACAAGCTCTAATGCATCTTCATCTATATCTGGATTTGTATATGTTAATGCTCGAGACAAAATCCATTTACGAGGAGGGTCAAACTCTGCTTCTATTTTGTCGTTAAACGTACCCATCACTTTTTATCCTTTTCTACTTTTGGTTCAGGCCCGACGGCGTTTTCATAATATACAATAATTTGTTTTTGTTGTTCTATATACCGTCTTAGTTCTGCAAAGTTTAAACTAAGGTTCTCATAGTCCTTGACTGATAAAGCAATATACGAGTCAGCACCATTTTTCTTTTCATATTCTTTGATAAAATTTTCGTAGTTAACTTTCGAAACTACATAGATTTTTACATCATTGAGCTGGACTTGTTTTGGTCTTGCTACTATCGGGACTTCCGTCTTTACTGTCTTTGTCACCATCACCACTTTTGGTTCCGGTATCAGACTGCACCCCATTAGGGTTAGTGATGTCAGCAAGATCATCCCATAAACGATTGGTCGCATTTTGCATCTTCCTCTGTATCAAGCCCGGCTTCTTATTTGCCAGATGTGTTAGGTTATGTTTCTGTAGAGTAGCACGGAGTTGATCTCCATATTTCTCTGCTGTCTGCAATTCCTTTTGCAATTCTCTATTTAGTTCTGCGTTTTTTGCAATATCATTTTGTAGGGTTGCAACACTTTCCTCACTAATCTGTATAGCAGTTTCAAGCTTAGCATTGTTTTCAGTTAGCGTAGCAATACGCTGCTGTGTGTCCTTATAATATAAGTATCCACCATAACCTACAGCACCAATCACACCCATAATAATTAGGAATAGATAAACTTTAATCATTAGGTTTCATAGTATCAAAACCATGACCATATGCCATTTCGGAAGTTTTCTTTTTAATATTCTCAATAAATTTACTACCAGCAGAATTTTTACGTTCCAGACGTTTATTTCTTGATGCTTCCAATTTTGCACGATGCTCTCTATATGATTTTGAACGACCATCAATCTTACCGTTACGGTCAATAAGAGTTTGTTTCTTTTTCTTTTTGACAGCATCAGGTGGCATTGATACATTACCACTTCCAGCATTATTTGCTGGTGCGTCTTCTTCTATTCCAGTATAAGGAGATACTGTTTTCCATATGGTTTTCATTCTTTAATGTCCTCCAAACTAACATAAATTTTCTCTTTTGTTTTCATATGTATAACAGGAAAGATTTCAATTCCCAATATTGTATCTACAGGAGATTCATCTTCGAATGCAACAACCTTATCTCCTTCTTTAGCAGTAAGTTCTTCTTCCTCTTTATTTAAAATATCATTGACTAGAACATATTCTCCCTTTGGAAGAACTTCGCCAAATCCAATAACTTCCTCTGAAATGCTATCATCAATTTCATAGCCCTGTTCTTTAAGATATTTCATAAATTCCTTTTCAAACATATCAGGGTCATCTACTGATTCCTTGAAAGTGTCCTTGAGAAGAAATAATGCTGCAGCATAGGTTCCTAACTTAGTTCTAAGTCCAGGCACCTTTTCAAATATTTTCTTGATATTAAATATAAGTTTATGAAGAATTGTGTATGAGTTTTTTTCTTCTGATGTTCTTAAAGGCTCCATAGCAGGACGAACATTAGTTTTTGGATCACGGCCTGGCCTTATACGATTACCAGTTTTATCAATAATGCCGAGCTCGAACGCCTTTGTTTTTTCAAAAGGCGTAACCAACAACTTTATGAATCTATATGTAACAAATAAATCTATCGCTCTGCCCATTATAGTTTTCCTAAAATTTCTAGAACATTTTTGTTCTCTATTACGTTTGTTAACTCATCATCCCTCAGTATATTTAGGAATAATAAAAAAGACTTGAGTGTTTCCCAATACTCTCTTTGTATTTTGAAGAGTAGGAGGGTCACGCAAGCCTCAGCACCAAACAAATTATTCAATACGATTATATGATTCAAAAGCAATCTTTCTTTAAGAATGTTTGTATCTTTATGCTTTCTCAAAAGACGTTTAATATACTTAAACCTCTTCATATCATCATAAAATTCTTTTTCCCCTTCACATTGGGGATTATCATAATGCTTAATTGCAAACATTATGACATTATCAGTAGTTATTTTTTCATACATTTATTCAATTCGAGCAGATAACTTGCATGAATTGTCCTCTTGCATTTCATAACCAATCACTAGTGTAAGTCCACCTTCCACCTGATGTGAAATACCGTCATCTACTTCAAACTCATCATGTGGAGTGGTTAAACCTTTACCAAATCGGCCACCAAACGAAGTTAGGGGCAATTCAACAGAACCACTTTCACCTTCCATCATAGAAACTTCATCAAACGACAATCCAATTTTAGATAATGAGCTCCTCAAATTACTAACAGCATCTTCTGGTAATACATAACTACCAGCAATTGTTCCCACCCAAGCATTGAGCTTTTTAACAACAACTGGATCACTATAAACACTCATGTTCATATTGTTATCTATAGCCTGATTTTGATGCGAGGTATGTACTTCATTAATGAATGATTTAAAATTCTTCATTTTTTTCTTCCTCTAATTCTAAGTCACATGGAACCAAATCTCTAATTTGTTCTTCCAACATTCCTGGCTTCTTCTTTTTAAGTATTTTATCAATAGGTTGGCCAACCCAATCGCCCCAATTAACTTCTGAAAGAACCTCTACCATTTTAATCTCCTATAAAATAGGGGGAGAAGGAAGTTCCCCCTCCCCCCATATAGATACAAACTAACTAAAATTAGTTAGCAAGGTCAATAAGACCAACATCAGCCGAAACAGACTGCTGAGACAGAAGGGCCCAACCAGTAGCGCCCGACCACATCAACATAGCGGTGTCGCCATCGTCAACGAAGTCAAGATCAGCAAAACCAAGAGCATCAGTCACGGCGAGAATGCCGTTACCACCATCAATATCATTGATGATAATCTTGAGCTGACCAATAACGGTGCCATCAGCAAGAGTTGAGGCAACATTGGTACCACTGGTTGCAAGTAGAGTCAACGCAGTTGTAATACCAATAGCGGTTTGAATGCCGTCAGTGATGTTCTCAACCGAATTCGAAAATCCGATGAAAGAAGGAAGGTTATTGACTAGATCAGTAACCGAAATCTTCTTATTGATTGGTGTACCCGTGGGGTCATCAATCACATGTAGCAAGTCAGCACCGGCCACACCTGTTGAAAGGTCGGTAAGCGCTGTAATTTTCTTGTCAGCCATTTTGGCATCTCCTTGTAAAAACCCCCAGACTTAATTGCCCTTTGGGGGGAATCCTACTGATGGTATTGACTACTCTTCTTCTTCGTCATTCCCATCATCACTAGCCATTTCTGGCTCTTCATTATCTAACTCTTGAAGGAAGTTTTCACACTGCTGAAATGCTCCTGTAAGTGCATTCAGTAATGCAATATCTTCCTGTTTACTTTTATCATGCTCTGCCATACGTTGTTTAGCAGAATTCATATCATTCATAAGAACATTCTTACGTTCTTCAATATTTTCTTTTGTAATAGACATTTTCACCTCACTATATTTAATGTTGTTGTAATCTTATTTATAACACTTTATTAAGCAGCTGTAACGGTAACTCCATTTAATACAGAAGCAGAACCCGTAGACGAACCAGCTTGTGTGTATACAGCAATGTCACTGGTATAATCTTCCACATCGAATCGATCATTAACATGTGCGGCTGTATCTTGTACAAGTCTACCGCCCTGATGATCATCTGTGTCGCCCTCAAGAGCAATATTAACATCATCATCGCCACCTGTCATTACAACATCAGTGATATCTGCTGTTCCTGTTACACCAGCAACTGTGAAGTCAACACCTTCCATATGTATCTCATCACCAGCATCTGTTGCAGAACCATCTGATGCGTTCAGAATAATCTTATCACCATGCGTGTCTCTTGTACCTGATTCTTGCATCAGTCCAAGAATTGATCCACCATCCTCTTCTGCGATATCAGCAGTACCGTGAAAGATAATTGCGGTTCTACCCTCAGATGCCGCATCACCAACACCAGAACCGTTAAATCCAAGGAAACCAGCTGTCGAAGTTGCGGCTGTACCTCTAAACACAATTTGGTTAGAACCCGTACCAGAGTAATACATACAAGCCATAGTACTATCTTCAACCAGATCAGTTGAACCCAAACGAGACAGTAAAATATATGCCTTGTTAGTAACAGTCTGATTGGCAGACCAAGCAGCAGATGTTACATCAACCGCCTCATCAAACGTGACAGTAATATCAAATGTCCCAACATTGCCAACTGCGGCTTCTGTCCATCCGATTGAAACTGGTGTAGCAGAACCAAAAACTTCTACTAGATTACGAATACAAACCAAAACTTCTGGTTGTGCAGCTTTATTATCATTACCAGAGTTTCCGAAGCCAGGTGCCAATCCCCAACCACCAGCAACAACAATGGCATCTTGCCTTGAACCACTTGATCCCTGAGCATTGGAATCAATTGGTAGAAACTTTGGACGACTTTCTGCGTCTGTGTCTTTTCCCCATAAGGACATTATTTTTCTCCTTTATTCTTTAAGAATATGTTTCCTTCTATTTATCTTATTTGAACCCTAGACGTTTCAGTTCGCTTATGGTTTTACCAACATCAGTGTGGTGTATTCCAATTCCGCCAGCTGCTTCCCACTCTCGTATATTTTTATCATAATCATCTATCAATACATTTGGTTTTTCATCCGTTGTTGCATAACTTTTTTTCTGGGATCGCAATACCAAATGAATATTTGCTCTTTTGAACGATGTATTTTTATTCAACCATTTCATCTTACCAACTTTAGAAGTAGGATCACGGCCAGTATGTGCTGACAAAACATGAGGATTATAGCGAATAATGAAATCATGCAATTTCTTTGCATTTGGTTTCCAACCAAGATTTGCCCAGAAACCTTTAGTTTGATTTATTCTATTCCACCTCTCATCTGCATCCATTTTAACAAAATTACCCCCAACAGCTGCATTTGCCCCACGCATAAAATCTACTAGAACTTCATCTAAGTCACAGTAAATCTCCGGCAAATCCTCATTGGATACCTCTATCAATTCTATTAGTTTTTTCATAAATCATTAGTCTTCAATTTTAGGATTAATATCAATTGCAGCAACTTTCTTGCCAGTTTCAGTTTTTACCTTCTTTTTCATTTCTTTTTCATCATCTTCCTTCTTAAAAGGATTTTTACCTTCTTCCATACCCCAGATTTGTGCAAGAGCAGCTTTCATAGATTGAATTTTGAACTCTCTGACCTGAGACATAGCAGCTTCTGCTTTCTCATCATCGCCTTCCCAATTCTTATCAACATAATCAAAGAATTTCTTTTTCTGATCACCCTCTAGTTCAGCAGGAGAAGTAACTTTGAACTTCTTCAATGCAGCATCAAAGAATTTCTTGTATGCTTCTTTGTCACCAGAGGCTTCTGAAATCTCAACTTCATTTGCAGAATACAATTTAGCTCTTTTCTTGGCAACTTTTGATTTTGACTTATCAACTTTTACAGCACCGGATCGAACTTTAGCAGCACGTTTTTTAGATTTGAGCGCTGCCTTTTTACCACCAGAAGTTTTAGCCCATTTAGCTTTTTTCTTTGCAGCAGCTTTTCTGTCACCGGCCGATTTCTTCTTCATTGCAGCTTCAAACATTTCATCATCTAATTCAAAGAGATCAATTTCTTCATTAGTCATTTGATCTAGCTCTTCATCAGTCAAAGAATGCATTTCTTCAAGTTCAACTTCTTCTTTGTTGACTCTACGAATCCGAGCAGATTCCAGTTTCTTACGATGTTCTCTGTATTGTTTGGTACGACCATCCATACGATCATCGCCCTCTTCGATTGCAGTCTTCCACACTTCTAGAACGGATGACTCAAGACTGTTTTTCTTAGTCTCCAAATATTTATTACCCATTTTTCCTCTCCTTGAGTTTTCTATCAATTCTAGCTAGAATTGTTTCTTCTTTTACAGGTTTTCCACCCTTGGAAATAATCCCATTCATTCCATCTTTTTTAACATCAGCAAGGAATTCCTTTGCTTGGTCGAGCGTCATAAATTTTGTAACTTTAAACGGCCCCTTCTTCGACTTTGCGTACTTAACATGGTAGTCGGGAGTTGCTTCATCAATCTCAACTTCTTCATATGCAGCCTTCATCATATAACCAGCCTTCATCATATAACCAGCCTTTAATACTTTCAGCATATCCTTATAAGACTTCGCAACTTGTACCTGAAACTTCTCTTTGTCTGCTGGTTTCTTAATAGAGTTAAATTTGTCTTGAACTGCTTGACCAACCTTAGCAGGAATTTTTACCTTCTTACCATCACCAAATTCAACTTTGAAATCTCCTCGCATAGACACTGCTTTACGCATTTGCATAATGATGTTCTTGGAAGCACCTTTGACATCATCATCTGTTGCAGCGTCATCTTTCGAAAATGGGTCTTGACTCATAGATGGGTCTGATTTCATTGACCTTTTTGCATCAGCACGGGCAGAGGCTTCATCAACTTCCTCTGTTTCACCTGGCGTCAATTTTTCAATATACTCCCGATACTCATTCGTGCCAAGTTCATATGCTTCGCTCATAAGTGCTTTAATGGTTTTAACGTCAACTCCCATTTTCTTTGCAATCCACTCAGCAGATTTACCATCTTCAATATAACCGTGAAGTTCTTTCATTTTACCTTCATCAAGTTCCTCATCTTCTTTGAGCTTTGTAACCTCTTTCTTATCACCCTTCTTTTTAGCACGTTCAATATCATCTTCAACTGCTGCACGGCGACCCTGATCAGCAGGAGTATTACCTTTAATTTTGGAAAGTTGTTCTGCAACTTCTTCATCAAGGTCAGCTTCTTCAGCCTGAACATAACCTTTTTTCTCATACTTCGGCCAGTCTTTTTCATCAATCTTTATAACTTTTTGAGTTTTTGGATCAGCAACTAAAATCTTACCTTCATCAAGGTCAATTTTTTCATCTACTGGTTCATTTACTGGTTCATTTACTGGTTTTCCTGTCCTGACTTGCATAAGAGCATCTTTCATATCAGGCAATTTTCTTAGATCAACTTCTTCTTTGATGCCGTTCTTCTTTCTCCATCCAATAACAGTATGAGCATCATTTACTTCATCTGCATACTTACCAGCTTTACTACCAGTGGGATTTGCTTTCATTGCTGTATCAGCATCTTTCATGATGTATTTCAGTGCATCAATATCCAAGTCCCAGAATCTTTCGTTTTCAATATATGCCCCACCTCTTGGCCGACCATCACCCATTTTCCATTTTGTTTTTTCATCAAGTTCAAATTCTTCATTTGATGCCCACATATTATCAACCATATTAGGATATTTTCTACCAGCAGCCTTTGCACGAGCCTCTGCTTTTGCTTTCTGTGTAGGGGTAAGTTTACCTTCCTTTTCATCTTCAGGCATAGGTTCATCCCAAACTTCCTTTTCCTCAATTTCGTCTAAAGGAGGATGTGGATGTTTATGAGGTTTAGTGCCCTTATGCTCATCAAGTTCAGCTTCTTCACTCTTGAAGCCAGTAACTTTAGACATAGCAAAATCCGCCAATTTTACGATTCCTGATTTACTACCATCATTAATCATCTTTTCCATTTTCTTCTGATTGGCAGGATTTACTTTATCAAGTATTTGCATGATGGCAGAAGCAGTAACCTTATCCATTTTCAACTTGCCATCTTTCATTTTAAGAGTTTGCATAGAGCCAGTGACTGCTTTACGCATCAAGTCCATATTATCTTCAAGAAGATAACGCACTTCTGCTAGTGCTTCCGCCATTGTTTTTGTATATACAGTCATTGTTATAGCTCCTCTATTAGTATTTAGGGTTTTGAACTTCCATTCTTTGCATAGTAAGCAGCAATGGCCATCTCTTTACGCTTTTCCTTTGACCTACCTTTGAATTGGGGTGCATCAGATTTAACGAAATCATCAATATATTCTCCCATATCTGCATCTTTAGCAAGAACTTCATTAACCGGGCTTTTTTGTATTTGATTCACAAAATCTTTGAATGACCATTCTTCTTTAATATACTCGGCCTTCAGCTCTTGAGGAAGTATCTTCTTAGCAACCAATTTATTAATATACTTAATAAATTCTCTGGCACCAACTCCACTATATTCACGAGCAATTTTATCAGCAGCTATATTTGGATGTTTTATATATTTGTCTTGTTTCATTAGTTCAGCATAATCTTGTATCATTACTCCATAAGATTTGGGATGACTCATCTGACTAATTTTTGCAAATACCTTATTCCACCATTCCTCATCAAGTCCTTTACCACGCAATCTTGGCTCTCTACGATTCTTGGATGGGTCTTCATTGCGTAGATTACTAGGGTCATTGTTCATAGGATTATTGTCTTTATGGCCTACATCCATTCCAATTTTGGTCTTGTCACCCATAATCCTACGAGCTTTATTCCTTGAAGAGCGTCTTGCAATCTGTTCTGGTGTGCCTTGATAATTCGCATATTCCTTTGCATAATTTCTTTCATCAAGTTCAGCCTCTTCAAATGACAACTTAGGATCGCTAGTCTTGAAGTCTTTCTTACGCATCACTGTCTTTGCGACCAATTCAAGTTCTTGACCTTTGAGGTTGAGAACGAAAGGCATATTTACGTCTGTCTTCATATCGTTAATAACTGCTTCAGCATCAGGACCAAGTTGAGCAATCTTCTTACCAAACTTGGCATATGACTGTTTGAACAAGCGAGTCAACTCAGAAGTGGTAATATCTTTCTTATTACGAGCATCATTCACACGGTCAAGGAAGTGTTTTGTAAACTCTACATCAATACCAACCTTTGCGAACAATCTATCTGCAAATTTCTCTATTTGGTCTAAGTCTTTCTTGGTAATTTCCTCTACCAGAATATCATGCAACCATGCCTTATGAACCTTACCGTCCTCAGTCACAAATGAGAGATAGTTTGTGCCCTTACGAACAATCTCACCGACAGCATCATTAGCTTCTACAACATCACCTACATTCCAGATTTTACCTGTAAGATATGCATCACGCAATGTTTCAAAATCTGTCATATCTCCCATGTCTCGTTCTTCACGAACACCCATATACTTGCGAACATCTCTGTAAAGTTTCTTACCATCAGAAAATCCAGAAGGAACACCCTGTAAAAATGAATCCATATCTCCATTAGAAGCAGCAGCTCTCATTTTGGATGCAGACATACCTTCTACACCCTCGGCATCAGGATCACGTTCTCCGGCAGATACAATGTCAATAGAATCAAATTTATAATACCCATGTCTTTTACCCTCTACTCCATTGTAAGTATTAAGTAGGGTATCAAACTCTTTTATTCTATCTGAACCAGCAACCATAACAAGGTTTTTAAATCCTTCATCATATAACTTCACTGCAATATGTATTGCTGTTTTTGCGTCCTTATCTGCAATAATGTTTCTTGCATACTTCTTAAACATCTTTCTCATATACGCAACTTTTAATGCATGAGGAAGTGGGTCTTTCTTAGGATTAGTTGTAAAAGATGGATAAATGCGATATGGATTTGAACCAGCAACTGAAGCAGTTTTTTGAATCAATTTCTCATGGCCAGTAGTAGGAGGATTAAAGCGACCAAATGCAAATACAATCGTATCTGATGCTTCCATCAAGTCTCTAAATTTACGCATTCTTCTGTGTCTCTTTGGCCTTTTTGACTCTTTCAATTTCTAATTTCTGAAGTTGCTTAGCAACCTTTTTAGATATTTTATCTATCTTCTTACCATATTTCTGCATGACCATTTGATCAACTTTGACCCTCTGTTGAAGCGACATGTCTTTATGGCCAGGATAAAACTTATCTCTAAATGATTGAATAGTTTTCTTTCTTGCAAGAAGAGCAAGTTTAGCAGGATTACGCATTTTTAGCATAGCCCGTTGTTTTTTCATTTGAATAACAGGAGATTTTGCCATCTTGGCCATGCGGCGTTGCATTTTTTTTCGTTGCACAACAGAAGCAACAGCTTCATAGAAGTCTCTAAATTTTTTCATTTATCCCATGCCTTTATTGCGGTGAAGTTATTAAACGAGAACTCCATTCGATCTACAAGTTTAACCGCTCCACCACTTACTCTGTCAATAGCAACATATCCCTCTGGATTAGTCACCTTAAATCCATTTTTGGTTTTTACAAATGTGTCTGTCAAACCCTTAACACTATTTAGTTTTTGAACGATTTGCATTTTGGCGTCAACAAGTAGATTTTGAAATGTAATAATTTGTATTAAATTTCTTGTGTATTTTTTTACTTCTCTCACATATTCTTTTTGAATATTTCTATACTTATCCTTACCCTTTTCACTCTTTGCCTTATCAATTTGTTTCTGAATAGAATCCCAAACCCAAGCCTCATATCCTTTGGCATGTGACATAGGATTTGTAATTTTCTCACCAGCACGAACCCTACTATTATTATAAGTCTTTAATGATGCACCAACAATACTCCCGGTCATACTTTCTTGTAATTTAAGAAATGAATTTAATTGCCCAGAATGAATTTTTCTAAATGTAGTTCCAACTTGTGATAACACAGCAGTAATTTTTTCTGTCTCTGTTTCTGTAAATGTTGCCCTACCAGAAGCATCTTTGTATGTTGCATCATCCATCCATACGCTTGATGGTTTATTCAATGAGGATATGTTTGCACCGAATGAAGCTTTCATATCCTGTAATGCATCACCTGTATATGTGGTATGCCAAACAATACCAACCTTTGCCTTTTTAATAGTTTTCGCTAATTCAGAATTATCAGGTATAGCATAAACAATAGTGTTAGGCTGAAAAGTAAGATACTTGTTGCCGTCAATAGTCGATGTTTCCACATCATCCGTGAACATAAGGTCGCCTTGGAGTACACCCTTGATACCCAACTTGGAAAATTCTTTAAGTGCGACTTTAAACTTTGAATTAAGCACTCCCGATAAATCTGCATCAATTTCTGCCTCCGTTTTATATAATTTAGGAGACACGTTAAAGACACTTTTCTTTGCAACAAAAAATTTACCATCGTCGGGGTCTATACCAGCAAATATAGCAGGAGCCCCATCCCACTTTACCGTCATATTTACAGATGACCGACTTGCACCCGCCATCATATCTCTAAGTGAGCGTAGGAAGTTAAGAGCAGCACGACCACCATCAACACCATAGTTGAGAATTTCATCCTCTAGATGCTCTAGGTGAAGGTTCTTGCCACCTTTGTCTTCTGTTAGTTCTCTAAAGCTTATCATTATGACCCACCTGTAGCCTTATTCGCAACATCTCTTACATGTGCTTCCATCTTCTGGGCATTAGTAATCTCAACTGGAAGACCTGTGAGCGATATATTAGTTTTAAATTCTTTAGCATCACCAGGCATCATTTCATCTGAGTCTTCAATTATCCATACCTTTTTGATTTCAAAATCATCAGTTACAATCTCATCCCAGTTATCATCAGTTTTGCGGCGTTGCATATAACGAGTCAATACATCTTGAACCTGTTTGGAATTTTGTTTAAATACTTTCTCAACACCATCCAAATAATCCTTTATAAGAGTTTGCATTATTTTACCAGCATTTTTTACTTTAGAATTTTTATATGTCCCATGCATGTACATCCATTTTTCAAAATCATCTTTACCTTTTGGTTCATCTCCATCAAACGACTTTCCATATTTTTTGATTAATACTTTCAATAGTATTTCAAGTCCTTTTTGCATTTTCTTTACATCATCTGAACCCCACGGCCCCCTGAACCAATTGAACGCCATCATCCTTCTACCAGATGTTTCGGGAATAGACATAAGGTCTTCTCTGGCTGCTGCAAGAATGTTTCCATCCACTTCAACGACAAGACCACTACCACCTTGAATGCCTCTATAAATCGGTTGTCTATCCATATTTGTAAATGCAGATATGGCACGCCTTGAGTTTTGGATTGCATATAACTGCTCAAAATTAGACATTCTTGTTACATGAAAAACTGTTGCTCTAACTTCTTTCGGGAATATTCTTCTAAACATGGAACCAGATAGAGGCAACCACATACTATTAGCTGACGAACCGGAGCCCCCTCTTACTATTGAAGTATCGGACATATCTGACCCGCCCATTGCATGAGTAAAAATAAGTTCTGATAAACTTAATGAATGCGTAGGTGCAAAATCTAATCCCTCGTATAACTCTTTAAAGGTTTTCATTTTATATCCTAAAGTTTAATTTTATATCCAACACGGGTTCCAGCAGCAGATGGACCACCATATGTTGATAATCTAAATTCTTTAAATAGAGGTAATTCGTCAACAATTTTGTTATTGATTTTTAATATATTATTTGTCGAATTTACATTATATAATTCAAAAGTATCATTTGACCTATTGTGAATTACAAAATAGTCATCACCACCCTTTTTGAAATGTTGCAATATCAAACTATGAATATTTTTCAGTAATCCACTACTTGTAGTTTTAAGTGAAGATGGTAGTTTGCCAGATTTAACCACTCCATCATCTCCAGCATATCCAATAGTTGGGTCAAGTTCTTTATAATATTCCATTACGGCATGAAATGCACCACCTTCATCGCCACTTTTCTTACGAATCTTATCCCAAGTATTGCCTAGTTTTTTAAATACATTTTTAAGTTCTGGAACACTGTTAATATAAAATTCCGTTGTCTTATCTAATTCTATCTTACCCACTTTTGACTTTGCATTTTGTTTTCTTCTTGCAGTAATATCAAAAAAAGTTATTTCATTTTT